AGATAGGATAGAATTTCTTACTTGCAATAATAGAAAGCAAGTCATCAAAGTTACCAAACGGCACATAATTTTTATATACGGGAGGAACCAAATTCTCGGTTTCAAGGTCGGTAATAACATTAGTGATACGATGGCCGCCATTCGGCACAATATTTTTTTCTGGCATTTTCATAACCTGTGCTGACATATTAATTGTTTCAGCAACTGGTGCTGATGATGCCAGACTTGGCACTTTGTAAAGACCACGGCCAATACGGTTCGATTCGTCTTTAGTAAACCATTGAGCACCTGAAATGCCTAATGTATTACAAATTTGCTTAATCTCTGATTTTGAGATTGTGCTCTTGCCTGTAGCAAGTAACATAGCACTAAATTTTTCTTTGATTTCCACACGATTACTACGCATAATATAAACTCCATTTTTCACTAGATACAACCATTATAACACAACCACAGGCCTTGTCAAGCCCGCTGTTGTTTCTATACAACACTTAGGCAGCAATGCCATCAATGAACCGAGAGACCATTACACGGTTAACTGCCTTCTTTTTATTCATTTTCATAAATGCTGTTTTTAACTTACTTGCCGTAACGACACCACTTACCACTAATTCTTCATCTTCAATTTGCAACTCATTACCACCAGGCAGAATAAAGAATGTATCATAGCCTTTATTGTAAGATTGCAAGAATTTTTCACTTGCCAATTTCTTCACCATAGACTTAACATATTCAGTTTTGTCTATTTGGTGATATCGAGCATTAACATTACCTGCATAAACTTGTTCTTTCATTGTTTTGCCATTCTTATCAATGTATTTGTTGGTAAGACCAGCCCGCATTTCACGACCTGTGCCACCAGCAATAAAGAAACCAAAAATCTTTGCACCAGTTTTTGCTTTGTACCAGTCAAAAATACCGATACGCAAGCCTTCTTCTGTTGTATAGTATGAATCATTGATACAGGATTCTACTTTGATTTGCAATTTAGAATCACGGTCTTTGATATAAACATTCTCAGATTTAGGATTGAATGAATTTGGACGAACCATTTTTTGGCCAGGTTTATTTTCCCAACCATAACAATCACGCTCTTGCATTACCGAATTACTATTATCAGCATCACCGTCATGGACAATTACCAGATTAACCAAGTCAAGGTTATTCACTTTGCGGAATTGTTGTGTAATTGGTTCAAGAGCAACCATCGCCTGAATTAATGGTGTATTACCAAGAGATTCATTATTAGGACGACCGATACCCCAGCGACCACGAGCTTCGACACTATATGAATCACGCAAAGCAATCATATTACGGATTGAATTGTTGAAATCCATATTACCCATTTTTGAATTAAGATATTCACGGAGGAATACTGTTTCAAATGCTAACTCATTAACTTCTGGTGTAAAACCTTTTTTATATTGTTCTTGTGGATAATCAGCAAAACGACCATCAGTAGAATCACCAAAGCCATACACAACGAATGGAATATTCACTTTACGGCAGAACATGGTAAGAACCAAAATCTGTTCAATAGAACCTGCCATATTCCTAGACATAGAACCTGAGCGGTCAAGTAACAATACCAGACCGTGAGATTTACCCTTAGGTATTCTCATCATCTTTTTAAAGATATTATCTTCTACTTGATATTTGTATAAGCGATTGATATCAATATCACCAGTATTAGACACTTTAGCCTTCGCATAAGCACGAGCAGCTTTCTTCATTTCGAATTCTTTTGCCAACAAACCGATGTAACGGTCATTCTTAGATTTGAATTCTTTTACTTTTTCTGTATATTGTTTTGCAAAACCTTCAGAACGGAATTCTTGGTCTCTAGTAAAGTAATATTCACTTAATGCTTCTTGAACCCGTTTAGCAGGTGTTACGATAGCGTCAAGGTTAGGTTTAGGCACTTTGCCATAAACATAGTTTTTGGATTCTGCTGACAATAATTCAGTTTCATTCTTACGGAAATTTTCATCAGTTTCACAACTAGGTTGAAACTGGTCAAAGTCGGATGCTTTAGAATCTTTATTACGATTCAATTCATTACCAACATCATCACCGTAATCACCTTCAAAATCATCTAGGTCTTTTTCTGAATTACCTTTAGCTTCAGCTTTGTCGCCTTCAGCATCGCCGTCAGAATCGGTATCGGCATCTTCTGAAGAATCACCATCATCACCATCAATATCAGATTCGCCATCATAATCAGAATCGGCAGAATCGTAATCTTCATCACCATCTTCACCATCACCAAATTGGTCAACTTGCATAGAAGCCAAAGACTGTAACATGGTTTCAAATTGCTCATGCTTTGAATAATCAAAAACAGATTTAGTTACCCGTAAAACATCTTCCCATGTTTCACAAGCTTCTACTTGCTTAACAAGCATTGTTTCTTCATGGTTAAAAAGAATTTGAATAGCACCTGCCGATTTTGTATAAATGTTTAATCGGTCAATAAATGACATTCCGTTAACATCACGCTCTTTAATACCAAAGAAATCACGCTCTAAAAGGTTTTGATAGCCTTTAACAAATGAGGTACGAATACCAGGAAATTTGCGTTTAACTTTTTTCTCAATACGAGCATCTTCAACAACATTCAAGAAGCCTTTGTATTTTCTACCAAGAGAGGAAACGGCATCATGCCAACCATCGGCAGGAGTATAAAGTGCATGGCCAACTTCGTGACCCATAAGCAAATCATATAAAGCGCCAGACATATCTTTCCAGATAGGACAATACAAAACACGATTCATAGGATCAAATTTTGCCGTGCTAAGCTTCTGGTGCTCGACTGTTAAATTTTCTGTGGCAAGTAACTTTGCCAATTGTGATTTTGATTCGACTGTAAATGCCATAGTATCTTTCTACTTAATTTATATAACCATTATACACTAACCAGTAGGTTTGTCAAGCTTGATGTTGCGTGGAAACAACACGCTAAGCTCTTGATTTAATTGAGGGTTTTTCATTACCTCTTGTAGGATATGAGTTGTACCATGACATTGAAAGGCACGGAGAACATCGGCAACACAGGAATAAAAGTGCATTTCTTCCTGTTCTAGTAGGGTGTGTGAGTAATCTTCTATCATGCAGCCATTATACACTACTTAAAAGAGATTTGAGGCAATAAAAAGACCCTTACTTTTTACGGTAAGGGTCTAGTCTTTTCAACGATAAATGGAGATTTATTTGAAAAATTGGAGCGGTGTCTATGATTCGCACATAGCGCCTGAGTTGGACACCCAAACTGTTCTACAACCACCGCATATTCTGTGTATATAATTATATATGCTTTTTATTTGAAATGCAAGCGCTTTTTTAAAGCATTGCCTTATTATCGACCAACTTGTGCCAGATATTTGGCTTTGGTTTCTTCCCATGTAAGATAGATTAGGTCATCATAGAATAATGTTTCATATGATACTCTATCTTTCTTCATCAACTGTTTGATACGACCTTTAGCGTGTTTGATTTTCCAAATATCAACCAATGCCTTGTAGCTTGTATCAAATGATTTTACCAATTGTTCTTCTTTGATTTCGCCACGGAGAAACTCATAAGAGTTATCATACAATGGTGAAAAGTAAATGCCTCGAGCATGGTCAGTTCTAATCAACTCTTTAGGAATGCCTAATTTACTATAAGTGAAACCTAAAGACCTATTCTTATGGTCACGCTTGTATGGTTGACCTGATGGTTTCTTTGCAACATACCATTCAAAGTAACTACGAGTATGATTCTTCTTTAACCAATTAATAATGTTACCACGGACTTTTCTACTTGGTTCAAATGATACTGAACCTGCCGTGAAGCCCATCTTCTGCCAATGGTCAAGGTTATCATACTGTGATAGACCATCAACCTTTGTTCTACCATACAATGATGTAGTTGTTACCCCAACAAGAACATCACCATATTGTTTCTTCCAAAGTCTTTGCACTTCATCAGATAAACAAAGTAAAGCAAGTAACTTACCACCAACATAATTAAACCCTAGTGGTTGAAACGGCACGATAGTAGAACCGATTGCCGTGTGATTAATCATACTGCCTTGTGTCTTTAGTTCACGAGGCCAACCAATCACTTCATCACGAGGAGTAAGGTCTAAGAAGTCAGATGATATACAGATGACACCTAGATACT